CTTAAAATACGAAGCTCTTCTGCTTTTTGTCTGTCACTTAATAATCTATCTTGACGTTTCTGTCCTTCAATAGACATAGTAATTTGTTCACGATTACGAGCATCAGGAATCTCTTCTTCAAGTCTAGAACGAGTTTGTTTAGCTTCCATCTTAGCAAGATCAATTTCTTGTTCTGATCGAATTACAGCATCTGTAGGTGTAGTTCTAGTAGCTCCAGGTTCAAATACTTGACCCCTGTTTTGCATCTCTTGAGCTTGAGTTAATTCTTCTTGGAATAAATCTCGTTGTTCAGGAGCAGCACGTTCTTGAGTAGTCGTACGTTCTTGCGTACCATTAATAGTACGATCAGTTTCAAGTCCTTGTGATAATCTAGTTTCATAAGCAGAAGTTCCAGGAATTCTAGAGATAAGATTAGAAGCTAACTTGTCAGCATGACGAGTAATAGCTGTAGGTTTAGCCGCAATAGCACCAAATGCAGTAGCTTCTGCAATACGTTGAGGATTTAATTCACCACCAGATAATGCCTCAGAACCAGCTTCAATACCACCAGAGACACCACCTAATGTAGCTCGTTGAGCAAGAGGAGTTATTACTTTACCACCAGGAAGAGTAATGTTAGCTAATGATCCAGGTCTAAATAGTGCAACATTACCTGTTAGTTCACCAGCATAAGATGATTCAGGGTTAGCAGCCATCTCAGCTTCACGAGTAGCTTTATCATAACCTATATATTTTTTAACAGACTCAGGTACAAACTTATCATAAGCTGCACTAACAGCTTTTTCACCTGCTAAATATCCACCTACACCACCTACAAGTCCTAATACAGGAGACATAATAGGAGCAGCAGGGCCTGTTAAAGCACCAAGCTCAAAGCCACCTGTTGCACCAATAGCCATACCAGGAGAAGCAGCAATAGCTTTAGACGCACTGCCTAAGAACGACTTACCAAATGATTTAGTAGCAGAGATAGGTTCACTTAAATCTAATCCCTTCATATAAGGATTATCTTTAGCTATACCTTTACGATAAGGATTATTTTCTACTGATACTTCTGTTTCAGTCGGTAAGTCAAGACCCCTAGCATAAGGATTGTCATTAGAACCGAGCCGATAAGACACCTGTTCAGGTTGTGCTATATTAGCTGTCACATCTAGCATGTCTGCTTGTGTAATAGGTTTTATATTTTCCTGAACCCACTTAGTGGATCTCTTAGGTTGTGAATAGGTGCTTGATGGAAGACTTGCCCAAACAGATCCTAATTTATTATGAGCTGTTTCAAAGTCTCCTTTAATAACATCTCCTTCAGCATCTTTAGCTTTAAGAATTGCTTTTGCAATTGCATCTTGCGAAGTAGGAGAAAAATCAGTTATGCCTAGTTTAGGAGCATACTGATCATAAGTTGTTTTAGTAATTTGATACTTACCAGCAGCCGTGCTTGGGCCTTCCTTAGTAGTAACACCTACTATATTAGGATGTTTAGAGTAATCAGTAAACTTCTTACCACCAACAATAGTATCATAGTCAGCACCCTCAGCCTTACCTAAACCATCTAAGTAAGCTTGCATATTAGCTTCTTCACCAATGCTAGGATCAAGTCCTTTTAAGTAAGCATTTCCAGCCATTAGAACTCCTTTATGTATTACTTAGGATTTTCACCATATTTTTTACGGAACTCTGATCGAGTAATCATTTTACCTGTTATAGGATCTTCTACTGGACCCATTCTTCTAACAATAGCATCTTGAGCATCACTAATAAAAGATGTTGGTTGTTTAGTTACATCAACTTTTACACGATTTGGAGATCCTTCAAATGATTTTAATACATTCTCTTGAGTTTTAGGTTCTGGTTTAGATTCAGCAGAAACATTACCTTTCTCAACAAGATTACCTTTAGTATCTAAAGTATATCCAGGATGTTCTGCTTCTACATTAGATTTTAAAATATTAAATTGTTGAGCTTGTCTATCAGCAGGTAAAGCAACTATTTTATTAAAGTATGATTTAATAATATTAGCATTCTTTTCAGGAATAGCAGATGTTTGATTATTTAAAACTTTATCTGCTTTTTCAATTTCTTTTAATTCTTTAGTAGGAATATACTTTTTAACATTAGCAGCATGTTCTTCTGCAGCAACTAACCTATCTTGCAAGTTTTCACGTTGTTGTACTAAAACCTGAGCTTCACGTTGTGATTCAGCAGGAGACATAATATTACCAAAGTCATCTTTAATTACATAACCATTTTTAATTAAATCTAAACGATCTTGAATCATCTTAAGATCTCTTTGAGTATTCTTAACAGTTTGGTTAGCCATATCAAAATTAGTTTTAACAGCTTTTATATCAAGAGATTTTTCTTTAAGCTCACGCTCTTCTGTATGCCATCTATCTTTCATAAGATTAGTTTCTTGTTTTTGAGTTATAGTTTTATTAAACAGAGCTTTTTTAGTCTCATCTTTCATAATCTCAAGATCAGTTCTAAGTCTGTCTTTAGTTGAAATAGCATCATCAACAATCATTTGAGCAGCTTGAGCACGTTGAGTACCACTCATAGATTTATATTGATCTAAGTCAGGAATGCCCATGCTATGAGCTTTCATTAATGTTTGATTAAAAGCAAACTCAGGATCTACACCAGCTTCAAGAGCATTTAAATATGATTTAGCTAAACCTGCTTTAGTCTCTAAAGCTTTACTTACAACTTTATTATATTCATTTGTAGATTCATAATAATCTTTTTGAGTTTGAACAGCTTTAGTTTCAAACTTTTCAGCTTCTTTCCAAAGACCTTTAGATCTCATTTCATTAGCTGTTTTTTTAATACGAGCTAATTCTTCTTGATGTGATTCTACTTTATTTTTAGCAGATGTAACTTCTGCAACAGTCTTGTCATAAAAACTAGACTCTTTAGGTTGTTGAGACTTTTTATAATCATTTAAAATACTATTATATTCATCTTCTGTCTGAGCATTTGCTAGTTTATCCTTAACTTCTTTAGGAGTATTAGCATCGTAATCTTGAGTAATAGCATTAGGCATAGCAGGACCAGTAGGTTCAGTACTTGGTTGAGCCCCTGCTGGGTAGCCATTCATTACATTATAATTAGGAGCTTGTTGAGTTACAGGTTCTGTAGTATTGTATGGAGATGTTCCTATTGGAGTTGTGTTTTGAATAGGTTCATTAATTTGATACGGATAAGTAGTTACATTACCATCTCTATAACCTGGTACTGTATCTTTATTAGCCACCATCTTTTCATTAGTAGTACCTGGAGTCATAGACATAGCACCTTTAGGCATCATTGTTTCTTGACCACCAAAACCAGTACCTTTAGTATAATTAGTAGGTACAGATTGAGGAGCTGCAAAACCATCAGGAACTATAGGAGTAGCTGGATCTATACCCATGTTTCTATTATATATTTCAGTAGCTTGTTCTTCTTTACTTTGCTCATCCATATACTTTCTTAGTTGAAGTCCAGCTGAAAAGCCATCAGAAAATGCCATGATATAATCCTTTAGTTAGATAGGTAATTTAGAATAGTCAACAGTGTAACCAAGACTAGTTAAACTTACCGTATGTTTATATTCAGGCATCTTAAGAAGATCTTGTGCAAGGACACCAATAGATTTAACATGAGACCATATATAATTAAAGCTATAAATTTTAATACCTTTAATAGTTTGAATATGTTTAATATTAGTTTTAAGATTTTTATCAGAGAATATTTTACCCCAAGGCATAGCACCTGCAACAGTACCTGCTACGTTCCATAATGGACTTTGACCTTGTGAACTACTTGTCATTGTTGAGTTTTGACCTAAGCTAATACCAGCACCAGAAGGAGCTGTTAAATTACCAATCATACCATTGATATAATTTTGAGCATAACCTTGATTTAAATTACTTCTAGCAATATTTTCATAACCTGAGGGACCTACACCAGTAGCTGCAAAACTACGATCTTGTGCTTCATTTGCTAAATCTAAACCAAATTGAAAACCAGGTTGATTTTTAACATTAGCTAAAGTATCAGAGTCTCCTGATACATATTTGTAAAGAAGATCTTCATACTTTTGTCGTTTGTCTACACCAAAAAAGTCTACAGCTTGTGAAGTAGATTGTTGTGTACTACCACCACCACCTTTACCACCACCATAAAAGGTAAATGATTCTACTAAAAGAGTTACCCAGTTAAATAAGTTAATCATTGTTACGTCTCCAAATTATATTCATATACACGATACGTTTCTTTCCAGCCTATTTGTTTTAATGGTTTAGTCCAACCACGACGACCCATAAATTCAATTCTAGAACAACCCTCTGCTTTACCAAACATAGTCATTGCATCTACAATAGGTTGTTTCCAAGACTCTAAATCTTTACCACCAATAAAATGCCCCACTAGTGTTTTAATTTTAGCATACTGAATTAGTTCTGTATCAGCAGTTGCTACAATTTCATCATCATTAAAAGCAATCCAAAGCTGATGGTTTTTATATAACACATTATTTTCAATCTCTTCTATAGAAATTCTACCACCTGAAAGTTTAGCTGCTTTTTCTAGATAGTGTTTTACTTTAGGAAATATAATGTGTCTATGTTCTTGTGGTACTATAATTACATTCATTATTCTGAGCTTGGATCTAATCTACCATTAATATTAAATTGTACTTTTTCTAAACGGAAAGGATTATTACCTTGATATAAATATTCATAAGCTCTTCGTCTAAACCTACCAAGTTGATATAAACCAGGTTTTTGTAAGTTTAATTGCACTTGTCTATACTGAGACCAGTTAGTATAATCATCTTCTGTATGACGTATGTTAAGTACATCATTAATTGTATCTCCATAAAGAGTTAAACCTGATACTGTTTTAAATGCATACGTATCAAAATCTAAACGATCTGTTACTACACGCATCCTAATGGGCCCAAAAGGATCTACATAGTTATTAGGACTTAATGTAAATACTAAACCATTAACAGCATCTAATACATAAAAGTTACCACTGTTAAATGGGAATTGTGTTACAAAAGAACATTCAAAGTAGTTTTCACCACCTGCAATATAATCTTTACTTGTAGTCCAATAATGCCATTGATCTTCTGCTAAGTCATATACAAGGGTTACATTTTGATCAGTTAGTACTAAACCATATAATGTATGGCCAGCAATTTTATATAACCAAGAATATGTACCAGTTAAATTACTAGCATTTAAGAAGTTTTCTACAGCTTTAGTAGATACTTTTCTAGGTGATAACCCATCCATTACCATAATGTTTCTACCACCTTCAACTACAGTTCCCATCCAAATTAAAGACTGTTCTGGATTTTGTATTGAATTACCATCAGCACATCCAATTTCCATATGAGCTGCTTGGTTAATAGATAGAACAGATCCTTGTGCATTACCTGCATCATAGAAAAAGTCAGCTGTCCATTCTTTAAATGCTATAATATAATTAAGATGACGTGCTATAGCCTTACCTTCATCTGCTTCTGACTTAGCTGATGTATAATTTGAAGGATTCCATTGACCAGGATTTTCATTATCAGATTGAAAGATTTGTCCTTGAGAATCCATTGCAAATACATAACCATCAAGGTATACTAAACCTGGAACAGGGTTTGCTGGAAATGCATTTAAATAAGCATTAGCTACTGCTAATGTTCCTGCACCTGAAAATACAACAGTTAATGTACCAGCGTAATTAGAACCAGGATTTGTTAAAGTAACATTAGTAATAACACCACCACCATCAGCAGTATAAGTCCCTACAGCACCACTACCACTAACTGATCCTGTAATACTAAATGTACCTGTTGCAGGATATCCTGAACCACCACTTACTAAAGTAACACCAGCTACCATTTTACGAATTTCATAAATAGTGCCTGTAGCAGTTAAATACCAACCCTTTACTTGATCATGAAATACCATGTAAGGATGAGGACTAGATGTATCTAAAGTATTTACCCAACTTACATTCTCTCCACTCATACCTGTAAGTAATTGTGTAGATACACCACTAGTAATACTAAATAGTTTACCGCCAGCAGCAGCATATAGGTTATTATTATAAGACCATAAGCCTTCTCCTGATGAAGGAAGAACTGGTGTAATTGTATAAGAAGCTTTACCTGGACGTTTAATAGCTAATGTTCTACCATCAGCTAAAGTCTCTTTAAAACAATTAACCATCTTAGCATCTTTGCTAACATCATTGGTACGTTGTTTTATAGGAGTTGTTAATGGAATATTAACAATAGGCATTATCTAAAGCTCCTGTTAAATCCGCCCCTTACATCTGGTTGGAAGAATGTTGAGGTCCACTCAATATCCCAGTCCATTAATTCATTCTTAAGCATACTTGCTTTTTGTTCATAGTATTGTTTATCAGTAAGAGTCTTTTCATAATCTGAAGCAAGATCTGCAACTAGATTCCATTTAAGAGCTAAAAACCATTCTGAAGGGAAATCAAAGTTTTGATTAGCTGATGTTATGTCTTCAATAGGTGTTTGTACAAATAAATGTAAATTATAATTTTCAGCTGTAAAAGTATTAGGAGTTAAGAATACACTTAGTTCCCCATAATCTCTCCAAGGTTTATAGTATACAGTATTTACGTTACCTTGTGATTGCTTTGCACCTAAAATGTTATACTCTTGTTGTGAGATAACAGTCATAGGCATATCTGTAAATACACTTAAAAGAGTGTCTACTGTAACAGTACATGGTGTTGTAAAGGTACCACCAGTCATTGTTAGTACATCACCTACAGCATACCCACTACCACCTGTATTAGCAAGCATTACACTTGTAACAGTTGGGCCAGTAAACGTTAAGTTAAATGTAGCCCCAGATCCAGTACCACCAGTAGTAGCAGCTGGATTAGTTGGTTGTACTGTATAACCCGTACCACCAGACGTTAAAGAAATTTCACCTACTGAGTATGTAGCATTAGATAAGTTTCTTAAGTAAGCTTGAATAAGTCTTAAAGGTTTAGCAGCATTTAAATTATAAGTTCCTGAAGGTCCAATAGTATAAGAAGTTTGATTAGGAACTAAAGGTAGTGTATACTCTTTAATAGTCCATAGTTTAATACCTTCTGATTGCCATTTCTTTAGAATAAGATTTAAAGAGAAAGAAGCATTCTCTAGGGCATTAGGCCCTGGTGTAGCACCTTCTTCAAGAACTGCTAAACTACGTAGTGCAGCCTCAATAATCTGATCTCTGGTAACTGTAAATGTAGTAGTACCTGAAGTAGCCATACTTATCCTTTATGTTTACCTAATAGTTTCTGTACTGTCTTAGTTTCGTAAATACGAATTAAAGTCCAAATAATTGTAAATAAAGCAGCAATTGCTGGCAATACTTGCATCATGGTTCCTACTGCAGTAGCTATTGATGCTGTGTCTATTATGTGTTTAGTTGACTCTTGTAAATGTTCCATTATAAATCCTTAGGTTCCCAGCCATAGATAGCGGCTATTTGATATGTTAAGTTATAGAAGTTTTTGTTATGTAGTTCATATCTTTTACCCTGAAGGTATAAAATAAGATGCACCATTTCATGTGCCATTGTTTTCTCAAGGGTCTGTAGTTGACTCATCTTAGCTGAACTAATTGTAATACAATGAGGTTCAGGTTGATACTGCCCATACATTGCAGGATCATCTACTACTAAAAATTCTATCTCTGAAGGTCTAGGTAACTCATACTTGTTGAAGGGTGGGAGTTCACGTAACATTCTGTAAACTGCCTTGCACGACTCAACTGTTATAAGATTCATTTCTTTTTAATATAAAATAAGCTTCTCTCACCAAATAAGTAGAAACCTACAGCACTAGCAAAGTTATCTACCTCAGGAGTTCCTATACCAGTTACATGCATATATACCCATGTAGAAAGCACAAGAAGGCCTATTAGAGGCCTCATTAATCTAACGATGGCTTCTACCCAAAGGTATGAAGAATTACCTGCCCCAGCATCATTCATAACCTTAAAGAACTCTAAGTCTATGTTCTTCATCTGAGCATACTGCTCGATAGTTGCAGGTTTAAATTGATCTGGAGCTACAAACTTGTTAATAAGGGACTTACCTAAGTCCATTACTACTGGAGCAAAAGCTGATAGGATTGTTATTGGATCCATTAGTACTTACCCTCTGAGAATACGTTTACAAATACAGTATCGTCTTCCAATGCTTCAATCTCATGCCACTCACCAGCTGGTAAATTAAAAGCACCACTGTGTTTATTAATAATCTTTTCTTTGCCTTCCATTCTTATAACGCAAGAGCCGTTGTGGCAAATAGTAGCATGACTATAAGAGTGAGAATGCTTAGGTAAACCTTCCCCCTTATTGGCATGAATTACATTTAACTGTGCTCCATCATAAGTAAAGCTATGTTTAAGTGGTGCTGCTTGAACCATTAAATTTCTTGTGTTCCGTTTGTTTTTGGTTGGCCGTCAGCTGCCCTTGCTTGGGTTGGTTCAGGAATTGGAAAGTCTTTATAAGTGTTATCACTTGGATCAAACCACTTTGCATCCGCTACTAAATCATCAGCACATTCAATCCATTGATGGTCGGGTGCAGGTTCAAAAGATGGTAAAGTATCCACAATTTCAGCTACTCTATAACCTTGTTGTCTAGGTTCATTTTTACATACTAAAGCATATTTCATATTGTTATTTCCTTATTAAAAAATGGTTTTCCTGTGTATTCAATTTTAGCATCATCAAGAAACTCTTTAATGCAGTTGATACATTCAGGTATTTCATTATCTGTTACTTTATAATTGTGTCTTACAAACTCAACTAAACCTTGATCTTCTCTTTCCTTATAAGGTGTAGTTAAATCTTTATAT